TGTATGATGGCACAAAAACGCTTCCTGTACTGTATGTGCCAAACACAATGGCATTTTCTTCTTGAGTTTGATCTTGACTCACTGCCAATTGTATGTCTTTGTATCTGCCTGATGTGATCCTTAAACCCGGAATGTTTGAATTGTCCAATTGAATACCATGACCATTATTTCCTCCACTGTCTGGGTCAGTTTTACTAGAAATTGAAATACCATGTTCATACAAACGGATCTGAGGTTTATCTGGGTTATAATCGTTTAAAAGTGTGAGCACTCCACCGTGGTTAATGATTTCCACTTCAGAATTTGCTGGTGCATTGGGATCATCAGCACTGTCTGTGCCTGTGGGTGTGAATTCCAAACCAACTTCTTTGGTCAGTTTCATCTTCAATCCTGCAAATTCGGCACTGTCTGCATCATCCACAAAACTGAATCCGTTCACATTCAAATCTTCTGTGAGTGGATTGCCCAAACCACTTGCTGTGGATGAAATGATCACACCACCTGTGGAATCTTGATCCACTGTGATGTTGTCACCTGCTGAAATGTTCAACAATTGATAATTGGTGCCTGGTTTTATGGTGCCTGATACGGAATCATACACCAACACATCACCATTTTGTATGCCTGATGTGTCCACAAAGTTAACAATATCGTTAACTGCGTCACTCATGGTTTTGAGTTCTGGTCTGCTCTGTGCAATTGAATTGTTGTCTGAAGCAAATGCGTTGGAATCTGGTTTGTTAATTGGCCATGCCATTAGGTTATCCTCTGTGTGTTGCCATCAGCATCTGTTTTGTAACTGATGAATTTCTGCATCATGATATCAACCGTACAATCTATTCTTGTGCGTTTGCCATATGCATCTATGTTGAAAATATTTAACACAGGAGGGTCTGCCTGTTTGTCCACAAAGATAACTGGCACATCTGTGGCACCTGCTGTGTCTGCCAAATCAGCAATGAGTGGTTGCACCATGATGCTTTTGATGTTCACAGTTTCTGTGGTGTTGAGATCCAATTGTCTTGCTCCCACTGAACCCGCCAGTGTGCTGGTGTCTAGATTGGAAATGGTTTGCAGTTCTGTGAATGTGTCCACACCTGCCGCAAAACGCTGAAATGCAAGATCTTCTGGTTCACCTGCACTGTCTTTGCTGATGTTGAATTGAAATTGAAAATACCTGCCTGTGATGGTGTTGATGAATGCTGTGTTGGGTGTGATCACCAGTGTGCTGGCACTGTCTATTGCACCACCTGTGGAATCTACGGTATCGCCATAATACACAGTGGTTGTAATAGGTGCTGTTGCTGTGCAATCAATCACCGGAGTAACTGTGTCGCGTATGCCCAGATCCTGTATGGGTGATGTGAATTGCAGTGTGCTGGCACTGGTGCCATTCCATGTGTTAAAATTGTCCCATGTGTAACCTGCACTGTCTTCTGTGCCTGCCCATGTTTCTTGTCCCAGTGTTCTGTATTCATTTGCTGATTGATCGTAAAATCCTGTGCCCGGCATGCTATAACTCCAATGGTGTTATGCCTGGAGGAAGTTGTGGTCCAAAATTTCCCGGCATTTTAAATATGTATAAATTTCTTGCCAACCAATTCACATAACTGCTCAAGGTCATGCCTTCATCTGTCAGTGTGCCATTGTACCAATAACTTCTGTAGTAAGGTGTGTTGTAGTAGAAACCACCCTGTAGATTCATGCCCAATTTGCTGTTGATGTTGTATTCAAACTGTCCTATTGTGGCAATCACTCTGATGGCAAGATAGGTTGGATTGTGAATGAACATGTCATATTCTGCTCCCAATACACCTGCTCTCAACACATTGCCCTGTGATGTTTGTATATAATTCTGTGTGAGTGCATAAGGACCCACCTGACTGTTTTGATCAGCGGCATTCTCAATGGATTTCCAATTGATCACATCTTCTTTGATCAAGGTTTGTGCAGTTGAATTTGGATTTAGATAATATCTTATTCGGTATGTTTCAAAACTGGCAATGGGTTTGGCAAATCTCAATTTTATTTTCATGAAATTGTCCAAAGTTTGTCCACCCAAAGTGTATCTGTTTGGATTTTGCACACCCCCGATCACTTCTGCTGTTCCCCCTGTGGTTGCTAGACCTTGTTGATTAGCGGCACTCAGAGTGGTGTTGCCTGAACTGTCTTGATAGTATTCTGGCGCAATTCTCATCAGCGGCATATACTCATTGATTTGTAGTATTTTCTGCACACTGTCATCTTGTCCCAATGCAGGTGCAAATTTGTATTCTGTCATTGGAGTCAAATTGCCATATCTGCCTGCATAAGTTTTTTGATTGTAGGTGATGGTTCTGCCCGTGGTAATTTCTGTTTCAGGCACAATGAATTGATTACAATTTAAATCTGGTCTTTTGGGTTCTGGTAATGGTGGTCCTGGATCTGGATCATCTGGATCCTGTGGTGTGTTGCCAGGAGGAAATGTACCTGGATTATCTTTTGGATTGGTTGGCGCTTTGGGTTGTGGATCTGGTTCGCTTGGTAAAAAGATTGGAGGATCAACCTCTATCTGTGCACCGGACACAAATGGATACACAGTGGCATCATGTTCCACTGCATCTATCTGCACATTCAATTCACCAGTGATCTGCACACTGATCACTCTGAATGTGACCTGATTCAATTGCAAAACAGGATCTGTTAATCTAATGATATCACCTGGTATAATGTCAATCAATTCGGGTGTGGTTCTAAAAGACACTGTGCGTTGTGCCCTTGATTTCTTATAGATCATTCTTGCAAGATCTCTTGCAATTGCAGGATTGGTCAATGTTGGAAAATTAAATTCTCCAATCAATTCCTCTCCATCAGTGTAGAAAACTGTGGTTGGATCATTGTCTGTGCCTGTGCTCACAATGTCATCTTGATCTGAATACACCACCTGTTGATTGGTAAAAGATTTACCTGGATCCACATAGTTCACAATCACTTTGTTGTATTTGGTGCCTTTGGTTTCTCCACTCAGTGTGATTGGACCCACAAATTCATTGCTGTCCACATCAAACGCCACATTCACTGTGCTGGATGTGATATCTGTGGCATTACCACCATCTTCCACAATCAATTTGTATCTGCCATCCACATAAGGCAACAGTGCTCTACAACCTGCCACTAATTCTTTAACATTATCAATCAGTGTTGAACCTGTGTTAATCACAGCATTCATGGTCATTGCTTTGCCTGTTTGTGTGTCTGAATATGTGACTGTTTGATCAAATTTTTCTGCGGCAATTCTAAAACTTTCTGCATCTATTTCATCGTTGGATAATCCACATCCGTATCTGGTGTTTCGCATGTAATCCAATAGACAGTTTGCTGGATTGATACCTGCAAACATTTTGGTTGAAGCACTCACTTCATCTGCTTGTTGTGTGTATGATCCTGATGTGATGCTGTATGAATCTGTTAGATCTTTTGAACCTGGAGTTAACACACTGGTTGATCTTAAATCCATAACTTTTCTGCCTTGCACATGGAATATAACCTGTGGAATACCTCCTGAAAAAACTCTGTTGGTTGATGTGTCAAATGAAAATCTAAATGCCGCATAACACAGTCCTGTGCCTGTTCTCACTTTGGAATTCCATGTGCCTGCACCCCCACCTGTGTTGAACACAGCACTGGGTTCTGGTTTATTGGGATCACCTGTGTATATTTCAAAATCAACTAGATCTTTGTAGATACCTGCATTGATTTTGTTGATGCTTTGTGCCGCTGTTCTTCCAGAATCTGTGGTTTGAAAATTGTTTGTGGTTTTGCCACTGTAGGTAACATCAGCAGGTGTGACCACACGATCATCTATCTTCATCTGTCTAATTCTGTTGATGGGTCCTTCGCATATGGCATATATCACAAAAAGATATTTGTTGTCAGTGCCATTGGTTTCCGCATGCACCACTGCACCTCCCACTTCTCTTTCACCGTACACCACAGGAATAGGCACATTGGTTCCTGATTTGGTTAATTTTACACCATCCGCAACCTGTCCAGGATCAATATCCTGCTGTGGTGCACCAAAAGGTGTGAGCACAAAGTTGAAGGCATCCCCCACAAATGATCCAATCTTTTTGACCACATCGGTGAATCCGTCAATGACTTTATCAACAAATTTTTTAACTTTGTCTCTAAATTTTGAAAACCAACCCATTATGTTTTAATTCCCCATTTGATATCTTCCACTGCCTTGTCAGCATACTGCATAAAATTTTCATATGATTCTCCTCTGCCTCTGCTGAAACCTTGTGGATTTGTTTTTCTACTGTTGACTTTTCTAAAATTTGCAAACTGACTGGCAATTTCTAGAGTGATGGTTGCTGAATCTTGATTGTTGTTCAATTGATAACCACTCACCTTGCCCTTGAAAACAATGTAACTGCCATCACCCGCAGAATCTTCAAACAGTATGTTGTTGCTGGTGTTGATGAAACATCTTTTGATGGTAACTGATTTGTTGATCTGTCCTGACACAGCATAATCTGTGATTGCATTGGTGGCAATAGCACTGAACACAATGTTTACTGTGCTCACTGTGAGATCTCCCACTTCCTGTGTTTCTGAAATTGAAATTAATTTGTCTGTGGCATTATACAGTTGTCCACCCACTGTTAAATTGTAAGGTGCATCTGTAAAGTATTCCACTGTGTTGTCTGATTTTGTGAGTTCCAACAACAGCACCGCAATGATGCTTTTGTTTGCCAGTGTGCTGTTCTGTGTGCTGGTTAAATCTCTGGTCACTACAACACCTCACGCACTTCGATTGTGAAACTTACTGTGCCATCCACATTGTAATTGTATTCAAATGGTGAACTCAATGCAATCATCAAGAACGCCACATTGTCATATGCAATTGTGTGACTGGTAGTTACTGCTTCAACCAAAGGCGGAGTGAATTTTAGTGTTTTTCCTCCTGCACTGTCTCCCCCACTGCTACCAACACCTGCACAATTTTCTGTGATCATGTATGCTTTGTTGTGATTGCTGAATGTGATCATGTCACCTGCTTTAAGTGTAAGTTCTCCTGTGTCTGTGATCACCTCAACTGATGTGGCACCTGCATCTGCATTGGTTTGAACTTCAAGATTGACACTGCCTGTGGTTGTGCCTGAAAAATCACTGATGCCTGGCAACACCACATAAAAATCGTTTAACTGTCCTCTTAATTGTGCAAGGAATGCCTGTATTGCTTTGAAATCTGCTTGAGTGTATGCAATCATTTTCAATGAACCGGTCCATATGGTGGTTGAATTGCTCACACGCACAGTTCTACCACTAGTTGTAGTTGTCACACTCACATTGTCCAATTGTCTAAAATTCACAGACTCAAATTTCACTGTGGTTGGTAGTGTGCTGTTGGGTCCGTTGATGTATCCTATGTTTGCCATTAGTTGGTAATACCTACTCTTCCTTTCCTGTTGAGTGCTTCATTGACCACACCCACAATGGTTTGTCTTCTGTCAATCAACACTTGATCTATGCCTTGTGAATCAATTGCATTGATTGTGAAATTGATATTTACTGATCCACCCATTGCACTGTTTGGAGTAATGGCACCGCCATTTGCTCCCATGGTCAGTATCTCAGGACCAGATTCTCCAACAAGGTAACTTGCCCCTGGTGAAACCTGTCCACCTTTTTGTCTAGGTCCTGTGTACTGTGTGGATTTAATTTTAGCGACTTGAACCGCACCTGTTGCCGCAATCAATGCCGCTACCAAGAAATTACCGGTACTTAATGCTTTCATAACACCTTGTGCTGTGTTTATAATAGCATCTGCTATTGCTAATGCTTTTGCAATTTTAAATGCTTTTTCATTAATCTGAGCTAATTCATTAATTAACTCTCTACCCAGTGCTATCGTTAATCCTTTTTTGTTTTTGCCAAATGCTACTTCAATATCTATTTCTTTGGCCTTGCCTTGTTTAATTAATTCTATTACATCTTCTTGTTCTCTTTTTCTTCTGTCTGCTTCTGCTCTTGCGGCATTTTCTCTTATTTTTGCAATTGCTTTTTGATACTGTTCTTCGCTGATCTTGTCATTGTCTCGCAAAATTTCTAAATTTCTATATTTTTCTTCTTCTCCTTTAATTGCTGGATCTTCAAACACAGTGCCACCAACTTCTTTAGCAATCGACGGTAATGCTTTTTCTGCCGCTTGTAAATCTTTCAGTGCTTTCTGTCTTTCCAACAGTAATCTTAATTCTTTTTCCTGTTCATCGGTCATGCCTTTCAATGCTTTTGCTTTTTGAATATAGATTTCTGCATCTATTTCATTTGCAATTGCATTTGCTTCTAAATTTACAATATTGTCTCTTAATTTTTCTGTGTATTTGCCCAGTGCCGCTTCTAATTTGTCTTGTTGTAATTGTTGTAATTTTTGAGCTGTGGTTAGTCTTCTTGATGCATCAGTGTTTGATTCTAAACCTTGATGTAAACTGTGATTAGCATCTGTTAAAGTGTTTGTGTCTTTTTCTAAAATTCCAAATTTTTGACCTAAACTTACAATTTCATCTTTGAATAACACAATACCACCTACCAACACAGTTGCCGCCGCAATCAATGGATTCGCCATTGCCGCCGCAGTCATTATCCTAATGGCCTTGGTCACATTTGCCACGGTGACACCTAAACCTGCCATAGCAACTTTCAATGCGAATACCTGTTTGACTAAAAATCCTAATGCTAATAATTTGAAAGCAAATTTTAATAAATCCACATTGTCTTTAGCAAACAGTATTGCATTGCCTAAACTTTCACCTATTTGATTTGCAAGATTTTCACTGCCTTCACTGGCATCTATGATTGCTCTTGTGACTTCAGTCAATGCCGCAGTTAATCCGCCTTCACCCACTTCATCTGCAAATATGGCAATTTCATCTTGTAAATTACTGAATGCACCTGTTAATGTTTGTGATTGTCTTTCAATACCACCTGCAAAATCAGTTTTACCAATTCTTTCAATAACATCTATAATGTCCAATCCATTATTTCTAATGGTTGTGGTTGTGCCTTTGAAAATAACTTGCAGTTTGTCACCTTCTGTCTTGACCTTAATACCCAACTGTTTAAGCATTTCAAATTCACCAGTGGTAGCATTGAATACTGCTCTAGCAACATCATCAATTCTTCTTCCCATACCAGCGGCAATATTACCCACACTGGTCATGAAGTCTATAGTTGGGTCTAAACCTGCATTTCTAAATGTAATGAATGCACTGGTTACATCTTGAAGTTGGAATGGTGTGGTTTGTGTGAAATCTTTGATTAAACGGAATGATCTAGCGGCGGCCTCTGTAGAACCCTCCACAGTTACAAGTGTTGCTCGTAGATCCTCAAATTGTCGAATGGTATTGATTAATCCTCTAACAACTGCCGCCGTACCAATGGCCACCAACGCTCCTGCCGCCGCTTTTGCTAATTTTCTAGTGTTGCCTAAACTTTTGTTTAGACCTTCTATATGACCTTTTGCTTTGCCTAGTGCCGCACCTGTTTTATCAACGACGACGAGTTCTAGGCGTACGGTGTCCACCATGGTTCATTCCTTTTTGTTGTTGGTCATGCTGTAATTTAAAATACGAGTTCCACATCTGGATCTCTAGGACGCTGAGTTGCATGACCTCTTCTAATGACTTGCCAAGTGTTTCAGCAATCTTCATAAGAAGAATTAGCTCACCATCCTCTTTTAGTTTTTTTCCACTTCCTCCATAGCGTATTCACTGGTTGCATTATTCAATTGTGATGCAACCTTGATCAACACTTTTGGATCGGCCTGTGTCATCAATTCATTCTTGTCGAATTTTGAAAACATCTGCTTACCATCTGGTGTCAATGCTTTGGCAATGACAGATTCAACCAATGCTTCCACTGTGTCACCTTTGGTTTGCAGTTGAATTATTCTCGATTCAACCTGAAACGAATACACAGGTTTGTAATAAATGTCAGTCTTCCACTCGGGCACAGACATTTTTAGTAGTTCACCATTCAATTTGTTTTTGAAATGGTCTTTGATGTTATTCATTACTGAACTCATCTTATTCTCCTTCTATTTCTTAATGTTGCTCCCAAGGCCTGCCTCACTATGCCTCTGGGTGCTTGTTTGCTACGCCCTCGTTCTAACAGATCAATGTAAGGCACACGGTTTTGGATCTGAATCTGTCTTTCCACACTGCTTGATGCTGTGGGGTTAGTTCCTTGTTTCATTTTCCAACCGCGTCTTGCTCTGCCTTTGTCTATTGGAGTTGCGTCTTTGACTTCCTCCAATAAAGTGTTTGCGATGCGGGTGCTCACTTTGGTCATTTCTCTACTGACCTTGTTGAACACCGCATCTAGATTTTTTAATCTCCCAGATATCATTCTGATTACACAGTTGCTTCTACTAAAGGTCCTGTTCCTTGGAATGATACTGTTGCTGTTACCAAGTCATCAAATGATGCTGTTCTTGAAACTGAAGTTAGGATCACTTCACCTTCGTAAACTGCTCCTGATGATGAGTTTGGTATAAATTGCACATGCAAAGTGGCATCGTTTGCTGGATCAAACACAGTTGCGCCTGTTTCTGTTGTGTCATACACAACTTCCATAGTGCCTGTGAATTGATGCAATCCTGCCAAATATGTTCTTGCTCCGTCGCCCATTGCTGTGTTTTCAATTACATCTTTTGTGTGTTCCACAGTCCAAGATCTAACATTCGCCACTGCCGTCATTGCGCCACCGGAATCTGTTCCATACTTCACTGTACCGTTTTCACCTGTAAGTGTTGCCATGATTATTTCTCCTCGTTATTGTTTTTAAAATCATCCTCTGAATATGTCCAATTGTCTTCTTCCAAATCCATTTCACTGTGTTTGATTTGTTCAATTAGATCCTCGTTGGATAATTGTGTTGATTGTTTAACTTCTGGTTCTGCAATTTTCAATTTGCGTTTAGAAGTTTTTTTCGTAGATGTGTTTGAAGTTTTTTCAGTCCAACCTGCATCTAGAAACCTCTGTAATCTGTCTGCTTCTATTTTTTTAGATTCTTGATCTTTGTGTATGGTAATATATTTCATTATACTGCTCCTTTGGTAAATGAATATCTCACTTCCACTGTCATTACAAATTCTCCCAGTGGTGGTGTTCTATCAATCACTTCTATTGTTCTTACTCGTGTCGTACTGGCCCTCGCCTCTGCTAATTCTCTGGTTCTGTCCGCATTGAGTGTTTCTTCTATGCGTTCTATCAATTCATTGCGTTTTTGATCCACAGTGGTGATAGAACCTTGACGGCCATCTGCTCTCACAAATCCTCTGATGGCAACTTCTATGATGCCTCTGCGATAACCACCCATGGCATCGTCTTCTCTGGTTTCATTGCCTGTGGTTATTAACACAGCAGGAAACTGTGTGATTGCCAATTTGTTCACATCAAATGGTTCGCGTGTCACAATGACAGGTTTTGGTGGTCGCATGTCCTCCAATACTTCAATGATGTTTTGTGCTATGTTTTCTCTGTTGCTCATTCTTTACCTTTTTAGGCGCAAGAAATGAGTAGGTTCTCTTTCAGCATCATCCACTGTGCCTGAAGAATCCAAATCATATTCTACACCGTCTCTCAGCACAAGATCCATTTCTCTCTCGTACTCTCGTCTGTAAAATTCCATTTTTCTTTCAAATATGTCCACTGCTTCGTCAAACTTGGCCAATTTAGGGTATATGTGAAAACCCAATGCTTGATAGCATGCCGCTCTGGTCAATTGACTGGCGGTGTATAGATCATCGTCCGGTTCATTTTGTCCTGTGGAAATGTATTTTAAATCATACAGTCCAATCTGTTGAGTGGGCCACCATCTAATACGCAAATCTCTAAACACATCTTGTTGTGCTCTAGAAATTTCGTCAGTGAAGTCTGGTATGCCGTATGACAGAATATCCGGTTCGTATTCAGTGATGTCGCTGATTGTTAAAAGTGTTGCCATGCGAGTTTCTGCTCCATTAAAAATTGATTAAAAACAAGTTCTGCTTGTCAGTTATTTATATCTTTGTGAGTTTTTTGAAAAGATTTACAGGGCAACTGCTTATGCTGAAAACAGTTGCCCCACATTTAAGAGATAAAAAATGTCCGCTGTAAAGCGACAAGTATT